ATCACAGCTCATGAGCATCGTGAAATCACTACTTTCGGACACCTTACTTATGGCGTCCAAAGTTCACCCTACGAAACCACTTACGAAACCACGTGCGAAGAAGTTAAGCAGTACGGCGCTAAAGACGCTGGTAAGGCATTTGCCCGCAAGATCGTTGACCGATACTTGAAAGAGTTGGTTAACGCTGAAAACTTCGTGGCTTTCAACCCAGGCAACCCAGGTAACTCACTTCTAGCTATTCGCGCCAAAATGCGCCGGATGAGCGGTGTTTCTGGCATGGGTAAAGCGAACATGGTTCGTTCTACTGGAATGTGGGAAGCAATCGAAAACGTTAAACACGCCAATACTAATAATCAGTCTATTCAAATGAATATGATGGATTTTAACGAAGTTGACGATGTTAACGCGGTGCCTACTTACAAAACTGGTGATCGCACCGGGCTTTGTTTGAAAGTTTATACAGGCTGTCAAACTGGTTGTACTTTGTATGTTGCTGGCGGTGCCAATGCAGCAGGTCGAAAGATTATTAACGAAGGTGAAATTCTAGAAATTCAAGGTGTTTACGCCATTGATGAAGAGAGCTTCTTAAATCGTGGTGAGCTTCGACAGTTTCAAGTCAAATGTGACGTATATGCTGATCAAAATGGTCGCGCAGCGATTCAAATCGAACCCGAGCTATTGCCTCTTAATCGCCCATTCGAAACAACTAATGTACTTGGTCAAAAGACTAGCTCATTGGGTCGTAAGAATGTACTTGAAGCGGCTAAAGACGGAGCAGAAGTTCGCGTTTCACCGGGTTTAGCGCCCAACACGGAATATGAGCAAACCATCATTTGGTACAACGATATGATGACTAAGATTAAAGCTCCTGTTCAAATCAATTGTGGTAAATCTCACTCAATGAGCCTATCTAGCAAAATTGCTGGCAACATGGGTCAAATTTACTACTCAATGGATGGTGATATTCACAGTGGCAGTACGGTTCATCGCTGGGATATGAGTATCGACTATCTAAATCTATTTCCGCAGTACGGCTTTAAGCTTGTCGGAAATCGATTAGGCAGCGTATAGGAGAATAATCATGTCAGATAATACATTAAACCCTATCTTAGATCCTGATTGCGAATGTCCAGAGGTGGTTCAACCGGTTCCAACCGATTGTCCAGACACTGAAGCAGTAACATTTGATATTGACGTAACACCGGAAGAATGTGGTGTATGTGACGAGATAATCGTACCAGCACCGCCAATGATTCCAGATGTTGTTGTTACTAAAGAATGTCGCAGCGCAGATCCGGCTTACAGCTACATTCCAGCAATTGATAAGACACCTGGTGTTGGCGGTGCTCATTATTTTTATGAGTTACACCCTGCCTGTGTCCGCCCTATGTTGAATTGCACATTCTGTATTGAGAATAACATTTGTCCTGAAGATATCGGGCTGACTTACCGTAAAGGTGACGATAATGTTTATTCAGCAATGCCGCAGGGAGCAGTTCAGCCGTTGTTGTTCTTCGTTCACGACTCACATAAAGACCGCGTACTTAGCGAAATCGGTTATGTGAAAGTTGCACAGAACGGAAACTTCAACGAATGGCAGCCTCGTGACTGTGTGTCAAATGGTTATGTAATTAGCCCATCTGTTGCCTTTCCTGGCGACGATTGCTTTTTACAGACTCGTGAGTTGGGTGGAAACCTACCTCAAATTGGCACATTGCCAACGGTTGTTACAAGTATGCCGGTAACTTCGGTTACTGATCCAGATACAGTAGCGCCAACAGTAACAACTGTTGCGGACCCTAATAGTACGTCTGGTGCGGCTATTACTCCGGTTCAACTAGTGGCTGATGAAGCTATTGTTACTTGGGTAGCGACACCGTTGCCAGCAGGATTGATGCTTGATCCAGCTACGGGCCTTATCACTGGAACTCCAACTACGGCAGGCGTAACGTCTGTAGTGGTCACAGGTACTGATGCAGCGGGTAACGTATCGGCTCCAGCGACAATTACTTGGACTGTAGTTTAGTAGTACAGAGGGGCGTAATTATGCGCCCCTCTTTTTAACCAATATTTTAAAGGAGCGTCCCAAATGAAGTATTCAAACAGAGGTTATAAATAATGGCAGATGTAAATTACGATGAAATGCGGATTGGCAACAAAATCCGTGTGGCGGCTGGCGAGTTTGCTAAGCGAGAATTAGAGAAGAACTATCACCCCGAAGAGTATGATCAACACCGTGAGCGTATTATACGTGATCGTGAGAAAGAGCTGATCATTGCTCACAACAATGAGGCGATGTCTAAAATACCCCTTAGTGGCGTCCAAGTGACTGAATTAAATAAAGATGTTGAAGTCATTCGATACACATTGAGAGATGATTGCTCTATTCAAACAGGTGAAGACGTAATCAAAGAATGGAACAATGCAAAGATTGATCTAGAATTTAAAGGCGGGCAAGAAGGTCTTGATGCGATCATATCTAAGGCATTTAATATACACAATATTGCAATGCAGGAAGCCGCTACCGATAAAAGGTTCAAGCGATTTCCATCAGATGCTTTGATTATTGAAGATGATCCCATTGATGAGATTATTGCTAAAACTTCTTCTCCTTCAAGTGACCCATTTCAAACACCAGATATAAGCGCGACTGATTTAAACGCTCGTCTTGAGCAGTTAGACATTTCTTACCTTGATCTAGCTAACACAACTGGAATTCACCATAAAACTGTTGAGAAGTTCACCAGAGAAGGAGTTCCAGAAGAACATAAGAAAGCGGTTTATTCAGCACTAACATAATGACCCTTTCTGAAATCATAGAAGACGTTGCCTGTAGGCTTTATTGGGATGATGGCGAAGAAATAACGCCAGAAGTTACCAAGAAAATATTGCGCGGTATTAGTCGATTATTTGATCGGTTTTCTATTGATGGGCGAAAGCTTCCTAGTATCTGTGAAGTTGAACATACTATAACTAAATCAGATACACGTTTAACCGTAGGTAAAGGCAAAGACTTTAACCTTTGGGGCTTACCTCAAGGCATTTACTATGCCGCATGGCGACACGACGACAAAAACCTCCGTGAATGTAATGGTCGTGACGGTGCGAATTTCGGCAAATTGTGTGATGAAGCCCTGAAGGTTAGATATAACGATGGTGATTTTCACTACAACTTTCAATGCAAAGATGAGTTTTACGGTAGACCAACTGAACTATACTATCAACGCGGCGAGATTATATTTAGCTCTAAGCCATGCGTAGGAGATAAGCTCGTAATACGGGCTAAGATGCCATTTGATGTGCGTATAGGCGACTGTGTTACGCCTAAGAGTGAGAATAAATACGAATTTAAGATATGCCCGAGTCACTTATTTGATGAGGAGACTAGATGCTCAATTCTAGAGGAAGCTAGAGATAAGTTTGATGGCTGTCATGACTGGAAATTACACACCAGAGCTAAGCCTTGTGGTAATGATTGCGCTGATCCTGTCAACGTAGTTGTTACGGCTGAATTGCAGGATAAAAAATCGGGCGAGATAGTCACCGTTAATAGTGAGTTACCCGATGGATACTCAAGCATAATTTATGACATTTTAGTGTATGACTTGGCACCTGTTGCCGGTGTTGAAGTAACTCCAGATATGAAGTTAAATCGAGATGCCGCAATAAAATTAATTCACCGCTCTAATGATGATCCAGTTCCATTAGAACGAGACTATACAACGCCGTGGTCAAGACGTGGCCATTATGACGATGATTATTACGATGAACACGGATCAATAAATACAATCAGGGGTGTTTGTGGCTAAAATTATCCTCCCTTGGTCGTATCAATCTTATTCAGGTCGAACGCGGGTTGCTGCGCTGGACCGACTAGTAAACCTACTGCCGGAGCTGTCCTCGACTACCTCTAACAATGGGGCGCAAACCTTTGTTAACCTGAGTGCGCCCGGCAGTAGGCCTTTTTCTAACTTAGCAGACAATACCGAAGTAAATCAACTTTACAGTTTGAACGGACGATTATTTGCTTGGACTAGAGAAGGTTTTTACGAGATACAGAAAAACGGTCATTCGACACTTAAATTCTCTCGAAGGTTTAGCCGTGATATTTCGGTTAGCGATGGCGTCCGTTATTCTGATGCTGGATTCAGGCTAAATCAGATGTGGTTTAGTGACAGAGGTGAGGTATTTATATATGACCTTCAAGCAGACACTACGAATCAAATTGATGACCCTGATTTACGGCGCGTTGGTAATGTGGCTCACTTATCAAATTATGCTATTTTTCGCAATTCTGACTCTGATCAGTTTCAATATAGCGACCTTGCTGACTTCAGTTCAGTAAATGCGCTTTCATTTGCTACCGCAGAGAGTTCAAGTGATAGAACCGTTCATATAGAAGCATTTGAAGGAGATTTAATTCACTTTGGCGAGAATCGTTTAGAAGTGTGGAGAACGACAGGAGATCAAGACAACCCTTTTGTGCCTCTTAGCAATGCATCTATTGAAATAGGTTGTGCTAATGGTAGAACAGTTAAGCGCCTAACGCGTGATATTTACTGGGTTAGTGATGACTTGAGGGTTTATCGAACAGCAGCTAGAAGCTATCAAGCGGTTCCGATCAGTCTACACCAAGGCGTAGAGCATGATTTATTTAGACATGGGGCTGATAATTGCTTCGCTTATGTCGCCACGATGGAGGGACACAGCTTCTATCATTTGGTAATACCGGAAGCTGATAGGACGTGGGTATATGACGAGCAGACACAGCTATGGCATGAAAGATCTAGTCATACAAATTGCACATTATCTCAAGA